GGAAGCGCTAATCACCTCAACATAGTACTCCGCGCCGCAGTCGTCGCACCGCACGCAGCCGTGGATCCGATCCGCGCAGTCCCACCACTGAAGAGTTCCGCCGCAGACCTCGCACGGCTCGTGCAGGCAGTAATACCACGCCCGGCCGGGCGGACAGACAAGCGTGGCCGGTCGCGTCGGGCCGCTCATTTCTTGCGCCTGCCTTGTTTTCGAAGCGCCGCGACTGTCTGGCCGGTCGCCTCGATACACTGCGGACAAGTCGCCAGGTGAACGTGCTCCAGGTCAACCCAGGCCTCGTGGGCGTCCCAGGTGATCGGCGCGCCGGCGCGGCCACAGAGTGCGGCGCCGGCGTCCAGGATGTGAATGAGGCGGTTCATCGCCCGCCCCGATACTCAGCCTCGCAGACCAGCCGCTCGGCGCGCGCGCTTGCGGTTTCGTCCATCGGATCGGGCGCGTCGTTCTCATCCGGCATATCCGCTGCCAGCTCCCATTCGCGCTTGAGGTCCGTCAGTTCCCGGTCGCTCAGTCCTCGCAGATCCGCGCCCGCGCGCTTCGTGGCCCACTGCAGGAAGTCGTTGGCTTCCTCGTTAGTGCCAAACGTAGGCCCGAACGCAAAGCCGCTCACCGAGTCATACAGCGCGGCCGTTTTGTCGTCTTCGCAGTCTCCCGTGATGTGAATACCCATGATGCAATCCCCCTGGGGCAGCGGCCGGAGCACCCAGCCGCCGCCCGATTTCGATGTGAGTAATTACCAGTCAGTCCCGCGCTGCACAACCAGCTCGCCGTTATCGCGGCCAACCCAGCCGGTCAGATCCGGCTCGGGCTGCGGCCAGCGCTCGCCGGCAACCATCCGCGCGTGCAGGGCTTTCAGAGAGTCGCGCTGCTGCGGGTTCAGTTCGGTAATAGAACGAATGCCGAGGCGCTGCTCGAGCATCAGGCGCGTGACGCCCAGCTCGCCGAAGGCCTTCAGCATCGCGGCCACGCTGGAACTGTACACATCCCTTTTAGTCGGCGCGCGCAGCTTCACGCGAATGCAGGCCACGCGGTCGCCCTTGTAGTCGCATTCGGTTGGGTAGATCGTGATGCACTGCCCGATCCACACGTTAGTTTCCGGGCTCCCCAGGACCTCAACAATGGTGTTCTTGTTGGTCTTGTTCAGGAGCATTCCTTTGTTGAACTCTTCGAAGTGGCAGATGGCCTTCGGTTTCTTATCCTCTTCGAACATCTCCATACTCACGCCTTGAAAGGTCACAGTCATTCCGTCGTCGGGGAGATCCGCGGCGACGATGAAGGGGCTTGGAAACGCGTCGTTGATATTCATATTTTGATTCCTTGAGGTTCGCTCCCCCCTCGAGTGAGCGCGGTGTTAGTGAGTTAATCGGTTTCGCATCTCAGCCTGGCGCGCGGTCAGCCGGTCACGTCTGGACGCCCGCGGCCGCGGCGGTAGCATCTTCTCCCGGCGCTTCAGCATTTCTTTCACGAACGCATCGACGCAGATCTCGAGACGCCCGATAAAGTCGTCATCCCGCGGGACGGTGACAATCACGCTCGCGTACTCCGGGTGATAGCTCATCCAGGTCCACTCGGCGGCGCCGGTGATCCACATCTGCCCCTGAACCTGCGCGATGTGAGCGGTTGGCATCCGGCCGGTTGCCAGGTTGTGAATGTGTACCTTCGGCGACGGGCATTTCACCTCGAGGCCCGTGTCGGCCGACAGAAACAATCCGTCGGGCGAGCAGCCCACCAGCCTGCGTTGATCGCGGTACACGAAGCCGACGCGGTCGACCGTCTTACCAGTCTTCAATTCGTAGTACTCGAGCGCTTCGGGCTCGAGTAGGGCACCACGTTCCATCCAGTAGCTCACGTAGGTTGCGATGGCTTTGCCGGTGAACCACTCCTCGAGGAGCTGCAGCATGTATTTGGGCGCCTGGCGTGAGAGCTCACCCGTCGACGTCACGATGCGCGAGAGGCCGCTTGCCGTGGGCATCCCTAATCGAGCTTCGAACCATTCGGGCGTGCGCTGGATGCAGGTCGAGATGATCATATCGGCAGGCCCTCCATCGCGCGGCGGAGCTCGGCCGTAGTCAACTCATCCGCGCAGAACTCCGCGGCTTGATCGATCGCGGCCTGCCGGCGTTCATCGTCGCACCAGTCGCAGCCTTCAACCGACTCGTCGTGCTCCTGGTGATCGTCGAGGTCCGCAGCTTCCATCTCTTCGGTGGTCATGCGACCTCCTTCATCCTCTTCAGGATTCGGAGCGCCCGGTTGTAATTTGAGCCGTCGCCGGTCGAAGTGAAATCAAAGGCCAGGTCGTTCTTTGCGTCGCGCACTATCTCGATCGGATCAAGGCAGGGCGCGTTGCAGACGTTGGAAGGGAATGGATCGTAGGTTGAGATTATGAACGGTGCATTGCAGACGACGCAGGTTTTGCGCTTCTCGTCCTGCGTCAGACGGCGGTTAGCTTGAAGCTGGGTTGCTGTGCTGAACTTTGGGCCGGTGGATTTCATTGTCGTGCTCCTGAACTTTGGAGCACGTGAAGGCGGGTTGAAACTTCGAGGCGTTGCGGCTATTGTCGCTCGGCCGGTTTCCTTGCGCGTCTACTCACGTGCGGGGTTAATCGGTTGGCTCGGGCTTGCTGTATCAGCAGCAGATCCGGGCCGTTTCATTTGCGTCTCTGTCTACTCCCCTACTGTACGCCTAGCGCGATACTTTAGCAAGAGAAAAGATTACTTTATTTTTTCTTCAAGCGCGGCCGGCCGGTTGGGCGATTCGCCACCAGCTTCAGGTGCTTCTCCTGGATGATCCAGTCGCGTCCGCCGGGCTTGGCTGCCGGCAGCCGGCCGTCTTTGATCAGGATGCGAATGCGACTAACGCCGACGCCCAGGCGCTCGGCTGCTTCTTTCACGGATAGAGTCATTGTTCATTCCTTTTGAATCTCAGTTCTAATTTGTAATCCCGCATGTGCTGGTCTATCGCCTCAGACGCGTTGATCAGCGCTTCTTTCAACCTGGCATTCGGAATGTTCAGACGCGCCAGTAGCTTCAAAGAGCGTTCGAGTTCATACCGATTACACCGCAGGCTCCTGTCGAGATCCGATAGCCCCTCAGATTGATCGTCCATGGCCGCAAGTATACCACGCAAGAGACTTTTTACCGCGATACTTTTTCTGTTAGACTGCGCCCGCGATCAATCCACACCTGAGCCCCGGAGGGAACATTGACACAGAAAGAAGCTGCCGAGTATCTCGGCGTTGCGCCGCGCACTGTCCAGCGATATGCAGAGAGGGGAATTCTCCATTGTACTTACGAGCCTGGCCCGACTGGCGGACACCGGCCGGTTTACGATCGCGAAGAGGTTGAGAAGTTCAAAGAACAGATCGGCACGACAGCGCCCGGCCAGTCAGTCGGACGGCCTGCCGGACAGTCCGGCCGTCCGGGTGGCGGGATGACGATCGAGGAGCTCGCGTTGATTCTCGGCACGGTCGTCACCAGGGCGCAGCCGGCGGCGCCGCAGATCGCGCTCACCGACAAGCTCACACTCACGCTCGCCGAGGCCGCGGAGCTGTCCGGACTTGCGCGCGGGTTTTTGCGCGAGGCGATCCGTTCGAGAAAGTTGAAGGGAATTCGTGGGGCAGGGCGGGGGTTCCGGATTAAGAGATCTGACTTGGAGACGTTCGTCAGGGGGTTAGTGTGATCAGCTTCCGACCGGACGGCCGGCCGGGCGGCGCTTCAGCCGCTTCAGGTCGGTGAGGCGTATCGAGTAGTCGCGCCCGAATCGTTCGGCGGGGAGTTGGCCGGAACGGATCAGGGCGCGCACGCGTCCGGTGGTGACGTTGAGGTAGGCGGCGGCGCTTGCAGTCGTTAGTTGGTCTGTAGACATTGAACCCCCAGCTTCTCGTTGTAGTTGTCAGCGGTAATAGAGCAGATGAATTCGACAGCTTCCGGTGAAAGCGTAAACCACTCGCTACGCTCCAGGCGATAACAGGCAAACAGGTCATGAAGAGCCATCTCGGCGGAGTTGAGTTCGGGCTTTGAAGTTTCAAACTGGTGGATCACTGTCGTCTGAAAAGGGTTGCCGGTCCGCAGCCCGTCCAGTCTTCTGACCACGCCGGTTGTCGTCCTGCCGATTTTATAAAACGCCTGACACTGAAGGATGTAGACCACACAGCGGATCGCGCCGGCGCTACGTCTGCGCCATCGGGCCTGGCGTTCGCTCTTCTTAGTCGGTCGAGCCTTGGCGGGAGGGAAGGCCCGCATGATGTCGTCCCTTGCCTCGGGGGATATTTTAGCCTCGGTGCTGGCCGATACAGGCTTGCCCGCACGGGCCGCTACGCCCGCCCGCCACTTCGCTTGCCGCCTGGTCTTCAGGGCCCGCCTTCGTCCGTCTTCGTTTTCCATACCTTAATTGTAACGCACGCGCCTACATTGTACATACAAAACATTGTAGGCGTCTCTGAGTACGCCTACCGTAGATAGATCAGTGGACAGGGAGGCGCCTACTGAGGCGGCGACGCGGACACCTCGCCCACATCAACACGTCGCATCCGATAATGTTGATTATGTTTCGAATGTCGATTCGCTGAATTTCTTTAGCTGGAGGGTGGCCGTCCAGGGCCCGGCTGGTTGCGCTTGTAGCGGCGAACGTCGACGGACCTGAGCACGTAGACTTTCCCGAATCGTTGCGCCGGCAGTTTGCCTTCCTCGATCAGCGTGCGGACGCGGCGCCTGCTGACGCCCAGAAATTCAGCGGCTTCAAGGGTGGTCATTGACACGTCTTCATCCTCCGTGTGCTGTCCTGAATCACGCCATTTCGGGTATCTTATTTTCACGCCGGGCCATTATGCAAGCCTTAAGCCCTTTTGGGAAGCATTTACAATCAGCCCCAAAAACCGCAAAGGGA